AATTGTTAACATATTGTAATGCATAAGGGGGTAGTATCAATCACTTAGGTGTGATAGAGGGGTGAAGGGTAGGCCATACACCCCCTATACATGTCAAGGGTAATTATTCCGTGACAATCACACATGTTTAGTGTAGGGACAACACCCCCTTCACACCCTTCACTCCCTTATGACTTCATTCACAGGATCCGATGGTTGTCAATAGTATTATTAGTGTTGACAGGGGGCATGAGGGTGTGATAGGGGGTGAAGGGGTGGAGGGGGTGTAGGGTGTGAGGCCGGGACCGGGGGGAAACCTTTTGATCCAAGACAATTCCCCAGTAGTGCGATATACACCACCGAGGCTTGAAATAAGTCCCCACCCCCTTCACTCCCTTCACTCCCAGAAAAGGGGCTGTGGAAACGGGGGAGCCAACCGGGAGTGGAGGGGCTGTAGGGGCTGGAGGTAATATTAACTTAATTTAATTCCCTTGACTTTTCAACTACTTCCGGGCACCATAGTACCTTAGGCCATTGACAGATTGCAATTCGTATGCTATACTTATACTAAGGAACTGCAGTGAGACTTAAGGGGACGCGGGGATAAGCTAACGCCTACCCACCAACCCACCCCCTTAATTTTACCCAGTACACCTAGCATTCAACCCACCTCACATCTTAGATTGTTTTATTGAGGGGATGGGTTGATTGATACACACCCTCCACCCCCTGCACAACGCAGTCGGCCCTATAGGTCACAAGGGGGTCACAGCTCCCTCCACCCCCTACTAGAGGCACCCCTATGACTCAGCTATTTAATCGCGCCCCAGAAACACTCCACTCCCCCAGCAGCAAAGCTGAGGCCGTAACGCCTAGTGATGTAACCGACCTTCCCTACCTCACTCGCTACTTGTACGTAGGTGGGACAGGGAATATAACGGCTGTAATGGCTGATGGCTCTGTCGTGCTCTTCAGTGCCATACCCGTTGGAACCATCCTACCCATCCAAGTTTCTAGGGTTAACGCAACCGATACCACCGCTACACTCATCACAGCACTATATTAATCTAGTGCAATAGGGGCCGAAGAGTCCTACACAACCACCAACCACTGAGGAAGACATTATGGTTAAAGCACCCAAGAAACCTACAGTTGCAGAACTGGAGATGCAAGAGCAATTAGATGCCCTGCAGGAGCAGTTGGCTGAGCGCGATGAGGCACTGGAGAAGTTCGCTTCCCGTACCCCTGAGTCGTCTGGCATCAAGAACGTAGTGTTGGCCTTCGCCAGCAACCCTCAGGCTGGATGTGCCTGTGTCTACGTCAATGGAGAGCAAATGGTCACATGGGACGAGAAGCCCACCCGCGCCCCCTCCACTGCCTACCTGCGAGAACAGGCAGAGCGTCATTTGAACCGGAAGGATGAAGGTAATACGGTTATGGAGATTAATTTGCCATGGCCTATGCCCTCCACCATCACCACCCCCTCAGTTGCTCCGGCGGTTGTGAAGGTGAGTGGGAAGGCCAATGACAACTTTGATCAGGAAGCCAAGCGCACTGAGAAAGAGGTACAGGGGGCATAGTGTCCTCAGTACCTATAATCAACAATGATGCCATTCCCTTCTCTTCCCTACCAAAGAGGAAGAGGACGTTCATTCTGGAGTATGTGAAGAGTGGGGATTTGGTTGAAGCGTACACCCTAGCAGGTTATAAGGAGTCTAGGCAGAGTAAGATGAGGGCTGGTAAGCTCCTTAGGGAAATAGCCCCCTACCTACAAACTGCCCTGAACGACTACGTATCCTCAGTTGAGATGGGTGTCATTGGGCAGAGAGTGCTCATCAATCTGGCTGAAGATAGCGATATGAACGGTCAGGTGCGCTTTAATGCAGCAAAGGAGCTGAGAGCGCGTTCAGTGCCCGTAGAGGACAAAGAAGCCGTGGTGGTACACAAACACCAGGGTTTGGCCGATTCTTCGTTAGATGGCCGTATAGCGGCTCTGACGGCATCCCTACAGAAGCAGGGGGTGCTGGAGAATGACTAAGGCTGAGAGGGAGCTGGCTGAGCTGGAGGCTCTGGTGGCCGAAAGGGACGAGAGAACCCTCTACAACCGCCTGAAGTACACAACAGGGTACTACCCCTTCCAGAAGTCACTTATGGCCTCTGGGAAGGAGAACGCCCAAACCCTACTAATGGCGGCTAACAGGGTAGGGAAGACATGGATAGGTGGGACAAACATGGCCTACCACCTCACCGGCCTCTACCCCGATTGGTGGGAAGGGCATAAGTGGGAGCACCCGATCCACGGATGGGCGGCAGGTGTCTCTAGTGAGAGTACTAGGGATATTCTTCAGGAGGAGCTGTTGGGGCCGGCTGAGGACTCTACGCAGGAGGGGACAGGTACAATACCCCGACACTGCATAGGGATAAAGACACGAAAGCACCAAGTGCCCAACGCCTTCCAGACAGTGCTGGTGAAGCATTACACCAATGGCGAGTTTGACGGATGGAGCCGTTTGACGTTCAAGGCGTTTGAGCAGGGTGATAAGAAATTCATGGGTAAGAGTATCCATGAGATCTGGCTAGACGAGCAGCCACCTGACAGCTTATTCGGTCAGTGTGTCACCCGTACAGCAGACACAGGCGGTAGGGTTACTATGACCTTCACCCCTGAGGATGGAATGACTAAGGTTGTGTGGCAGTTCCTTAGGGACATACAGCCCGGACAGAACCTTATATCAGCTACGTGGGAAGACGCACCCCACCTCACTCCCGAAGTGCAGAAGCAGCTCCTGAACGTCTATGACGAGGCAGAGCGGGAAATGAGAAGCAAGGGGATACCGCTGTTTGGTAGTGGCCCTGTGTTCCTAGTTGATGAGGGTGATTTACGTGTAGACCCCTTTGAAATCCCAGCCCATTGGCCTCAGATTGTAGGGATTGACTTTGGATGGGAACACCCTACAGCTGTTGTCTGGTTCCGTATTGATCCTGAGAGCGGTAGGGTTTATGTGGTGGATTGCTACCGGAAGAACAAGACAGTTGCTCTGGTACATGCCGCCGCAATCAACGAAAGACCTGCAGGGCCGGTTGCGTGGCCTCACGATGGCTACCAGCATGAGAAGGGGTCTGGGGTTACGTTGGCTGACAGCTACAGGAACCATGGGGTGCAGATGCTCCCTACAAACTTCACCAACCCTCTAGCACTGGGGGAGTCGGGGAAGGGGAATTACAAGGTTGAGCCTGGAATTAACGCAATGCATGAAGCAATGCAGACTGGACAGTTCAAAGTGTTCAGCACATGCTTTGAGTGGTTTGAGGAATACAGGTTTTATCATAGAGAGGATGGAAAGATTATTAAGATTAAGGATGATTTAATGTCTGCCACCCGCTATGGCTATCAGAGCAGAAGGTTTGCTGATGTGCCCTCCAAATCTTCAGGCTTCTGGTCGAAAGAGATGCCCGAACTACCACAGGATATGTTTCTAGTATGAAGAAGACTAAAGTGACTGAAGAGCAAATCGTTGTAGCCGTAGACGCTGAGATTAATCAGTGGGAAGATGAGGAGAACACCACCCTCTCAGGCCAACGAGCTAACGCAATGGAATACTACTTGGGTCAGCCCTTTGGTAACGAGAGGAAGGACGGGTCTTCTACAGTTGTCACTAGAGAAGTGATGGACACAATCGAATGGATTAAGCCTGAGTTGCTTAAGAAGTTTGCTGGTGGTGAGCAGGTGGTTAGGTTTGACCCTAAGGGGCCGGATGACATAAAGATGGCTGAGCTTGAAACCGCCTACATCAACCACCTAGTGATGGAGAAGAACGAAGGTTTCTCCCTCCTCTACTCTTGGATCACCGATGCTCTGCTTCAGAAGAATGGGACAGTAAAGGCGTGGTGGAACTCAGACAAAGAGATTACTAGGGAGAACTACACCGGCCTCACAGAGACTGAGCTACAGATGCTCCTCTCCGATGAGGGTGTTACGCTGCTTGAGCAGGAGGCTCGTGTAGTGAACATGATGACACCTAATGGGCCAATGCAGGAAGAAGTGCATGACGTGGTTGTGGCTGTAGAGGGTGCTGAGAAGGGATTACAGATAGTTAATGTACCGCCAGAGGAGTATGTGTTCTCTGTGCGTGGCACCAACGAAACCGACACCCCGTTCCAAGCCCACAGACGACTCATGTCCATCAGCGATATACGCGCTATGGGTTATGAAGTGCCTGATGATGGAGAGGGGCTTGATCACGATGCACAGGATCAGTGGGAAGACGAGAAGAGAGCACGACACGACTACGATGACACAAACCCTGAAGACTATGACTATGTTTATAGTGATGAAACTACGCGGGAAGTTTGGGTGGATGAGGCGTACATCCGTATGGACAAGAACGGCGATGGTATTGCCGAACTGTTGAAAGTGTTCAAGAGCGGTAGTGTTGTGTTTGAATGTGTTGAAGTGCCACACGCTCCTTTTGCTTCTTGGACTCCCATTATCCTTCCCCATAAGTTCCACGGTTTGTCTATGGCAGACCTCGTTATGGATCTGCAGAGATTGCAGAGCCAGCTGTTCCGCAACATGCTCGACAACCAGTACCAGACAAACAACGGTCGGTACGCTGTGCTGGAGAACATGGTTAATTTGGAAGACGCAGCCAACGGTGGGCCACAGGGGATGGTGAGGATTAAAACACCCGGAGCCTACACCCGCATTGACACCCCACAGCTTAGCCAGACAGCCTTTAAGATGTTTGACTTGGTTGAGAGGTTGAGGGAGAAGCGTACAGGGACTAGTGAGCGCACACAGGGATTGGATCCTAACTCACTCGGCCCCAACACTGCCGCTCACGCCGTCAACCAAGTGATGACAGCAGCCCAACAGCGCATAGAGTTGATTGCACGTGTGTTTGGTGAGACAGGTCTTAAGAAACTCTTCAAGCTGGTTCACGCCGAAGTGAGCATGCATGCAGAGAAGAGTGAGATGTTCCTGTACAATGACGACTACGTGGAAGTTAACCCCCGTGAGTGGGCTACACGCAAACGCCTCTCAGTGGTTGTAGGGCTTGGTAATGGCTCTAGGGACAATGAGCTACAGCAGCTCCAGATGGTGTTCCAGAACCAGATGATGCTCTCTCAGAACCCTAAGACGGAAGTCATGGTGTCTCCACAGAACATCTACATGGCTATGGACGACATGGTTAAGCTGTCAAACCGATCAGCGCAGGGCAGATACTTTTCTGACCCCACCAGCCAAGAGTCCCAGAAGCGTCAGCAGAAGGCTCAAGAGAACAAGAAGAAGCAGAAGGAAATGGGTTTTAAG